TTTAAATGACTCAGAGGTGTCTGTTAAACCCGTGGCTATTCAGCTCGTGAACCGACGTTATAAGCGAATGAAACCAGGGCATCGAACTGTCCCTGAGTTAATTTAACCTTTGCCATTTTGAGAACATCATTCTCATAACTCACCAGGCCAGTTTTTAACAGACGATCAGCAGTTTCCTGCTTAATAGTCATTCCAGGCTTAATTGGCTTTCCATCTACAGGATGAGTCCACCCATAGCCAATGGTCCATGGAGCACCACCAGTTCCAGGATCAGGATATGCAGTAAGACTGCACCCCTCGAAATCCTTAATATTCTTTATTCCTTTCTCACTGGTTTGCATTTTTCATCCCCGTCAGACGTTCCCAGAAGTACGTCAGTGCAACGGAGCCCATTGCCCCGCTAATTCCTGACGTAACCAGAATCATGTAAAGGCTAAGCCCGCTTTCAACGCTGATCAGTCCACCAATGAGACCGGTAAATCCGGACACTGCAATTTGCGCCAGCGCGTTGATCCAGCTCCAGGTGGCTTTGTTCTGCTTCACGTCAATAAGGTATCGGACCAGGCCGCCCCAGCATGACAGAGCAAGGACAATCAGCCATGACACTCCGGCAATGCTTTCTTTATCTTGCATACGTTTAGCCATATCACCTCCGAAGGAACGGGGTGCTGTTTGTAGTAAGGGGTCAGGCCCTCGGGCTGGATTTAACAACGAGGCATGTCGATGATGATTCCCGGGGCCTGAAAAAGAAAAAGGCCGCCATGCGGCAGCCTCGAAGTAAAATAGATTGTTTACATTGGTGGAGTGAGTGGTCCTTGTAGCACCTCCGCCTCACCGTTATGACAAATATCATCGCCTCTTGTCAGATGCCAGACACCTGTGATTGTTTTATCCGTTTCTAGGTCATCAACAGTGTCGTTTGTGTAATACGCCACCTGTACAACACCGACATGCTGAATCCAGTAATACCCTTCTTTCATAAATACCCCCGCAAGACTATGTCGATAGTATAGGGAGTAACTGAAAGCGAAGTGGTGCAGGAAACCACAAGTGTAGATTTCAATTCTGACTATTAATGATACACAGTGAAAAAAAAGCCTGCTCGGACGAACAGGCATGAAAAATAACAATATCGTCAAGGATAAACGCGTCGTGGTGCCGGGTGCCTCCCGGTGGAACAGCCCCAGCCGACTAGTTCCGCGCAAACAAACCTGGACAAAAAGTTTGACTGGACGCCCCGCCGCATAGGGGGATTCACCACGAACCAAAAGATAAAATCATCCGGTGACAGGGGCAATATCTAACCAGAGCTTTTCAGAATTGAATATTTAAATGCAAAAAACCCCGCACGATGGCGAGGCTGTTAATTTTTTGTCGACCTACGAAGCTATGGCGACGATATCAGATTTACATGAAATATATGCGTTTCAGTTCGGTTTTGCAAGACTTACATATAAATTTGTCGCCTTTTGTTGTGAACGTGATCGCGTTACGGAGATAAGCGCAACGCTATCGAGTCGCTTAAAGCTGTTGCGCATCGCCAGCCAGTGAGGCAGATACGTTTCTGTCCAGGTGGATTTCGCCACGCCTGCCAGTTCTGCCAGCGCCTGGTATTCGTACGTCTCACGCCCTGCCAGCTCTGCTTTGACGTCCTGCGCCGCTAACCAGACAAGCTTCTTCAGGCGTTCCATCGTCTTGCCCGCCATCTTCTTCGCGCCGAGTTGGCCCAGAAATTCTGACCACGCCCACTGAGTTATCGCCACCTGATACTCGAAGCGAATATTCTCGCTGTAGTTCCAAAGCAGCCACGCTTTCTGGTGGTCTTCCAGCGATAGTACAGCGCGGCGCCATGATGCGGTGCCGAACTCGACCTGGTTGACCAATGCGATGGATGAGCCTTTGGCGCGTGACTGACTACCGCTCATCGGCGGACCGTCCGGGTTAACCATCTTCTGCCTGACCTCGCTAAATACCTTTTTCCTTCCCCGGCTGCGCGCCGTCGCGGTAAATTGTGCGTTCTCGGCGAAAGCTACCAGTTGCCCTTTCGTCGCCCCGCTCAAATCTGCGGTCGCCACAATGAGCTGCTGACGTACATATTCCAGTTGCTGACTGTTCATTGTGCGGCTCCTGCAGGATGATAGGTGCGAACGAAGTTACGGAGAATGCGGTAATCCACCAGCACGGAGCCCGGGCGGCGGTAAATCCGGAGGCGCTGCCATCGCGCTCGGAGTATCTCGATCGTTTCTGGCTTCATGCTGCCTCCTGCTGTTTCAGTGCGCGAAGATCTGCTCTGGCCTTGGCGCGTATGCCATCCAGTTCTTCACGGGTGTATCGGTGGGTTTCGTTGTTGGATTCCAGAGCCAGCACGCGCTCTTCGCCGATCAGCTCAACCAGCGCGGCACGGTACGCCTCGATGTTCCCGGATTTGTGAACATTGCATGCGGAGCACTGGAGCCAGATATTGTCCGGGTTAAAGCGAAGCTGTGGTGCGGCGGCCGTGGTGCGGTAATGCCCGGCATGCCAGGCAAAAGCGGTCTTTGTTCCGCAGGAGATACAGCCGTGCCCGGCGGCCAGCAGCATTTCTCGCCGCCAGTCGTTGAAGGCACGCTGAGTCATTTGAACCCAATGGCGGATCGGCTTCAACTCGTTGCGACGTGCAGCGCGCCGTTGGCGACCTGCCTTCTCGGTCTCTTTCTGCTCCTTGATGCGCTTAGCCGCGGCTTTCACTTTTTCCTTTGCGCGTTCTTCCATCGCGAGGATTGTGCCGTGCTCCGGGCAGCACCAGCGGATCCTGATGTCGTGATATTCCGGAACGAAGTATTCACCGCATACTTTGCACTTACGGCGGGATAGTTTACGCATGGGCACCACCTTGAACCTGTACCAGCGTGAGGTTTCCGCAGAACACGGCACCGGTATCGATATACATCTGGTTTGCATACCTCAGGGGCTGGCGGGCTGGAGTGTGGCCGAAGATAAACAGATCAGCACCGGCTATCGGCGATACAATGCCGTCCTGCGCGTCGCTTACTCGCTCGCGATTCCAGATGACCATATCTTTTGGCACTGGCTTATCGAATGCGTATTCGTTATGCGGATAGTCAGCGTGACAGATGACGATTTTCCGATCGGATGTAACCAGCTCGATTATAAGTGGCAGTTCAGCCGCTTTGTGGACCAGGGCCTTAGCCAGAACCTCTTTGTCATAGTCGAGATTGAAGAACCAACCGCCACCATTTACCAGCCAGTGATTGACGTTTCCAAACGTCGAAAGACCATCAATCATCATCTGCTCATGGTTTCCGCGCACAGCCCGGAACCAAGGCATGGTAATCAGTTCCAGGCACTCGACGTTTTCCGCGCCGCGGTCGACAAGGTCACCAACCGAGATCAGCAAATCATGCGCTGGGTCGAACGAAACTTTTTCGAGCTCATTCATCAGCAGCGTGTAGCACCCATGCAGATCGCCGACGACGAAGATATTGCGCCAGTCAGCGCCATTAATGCGTTGATACATGCTCATGCGGATTTTCTCCTCGCCGCGAGACGCAGCCATTTCTTATCGACGAGACCGGCGGTGTAACCGAGAAGTGTTGGGATCTCTGAAGGGTTTGGTTCCGGCTTACGCTTGCTGCGAGTTGGCACTTTGTAAATGCCGCCGTTCATGACGCGATTGATGAGGTTAGCCATGCTGCTCACCCCACTGTTTCGCCCATTCGATTTCAAGCCGGGATTTTTCGCTGAACTTCACACCCTGCTGAGTGCCGAACCAGTAGATAGCCTCGATGACTTCAACCATCTGCCGAACGGTCATCTTGCTTGTGCGCTGACCGAACATCACAACGCCTCCGTCCAGACCTGGAGCCATTCTCTGCTCTTGTTTTTTGGCCTTGGCGACCATAGCGGTTATCAGGTCTTTCCAGTCGTCAGAGTCGTACTTATTGCCGAACCAGGTTACCTGGTCAGACAGGTCTTTCAGTAGCGGCCACATCTTGCGGTTCTGATCCAGTGTACGAGTCATCTCTTTGATATCGAGAATCAGTGGACGCTTCGAATCCACAGGCAACTGGCGGATGTAGTTGATAGCGTTCTGCTTGATTGCGTCGTTGATGAGGTGAAATTGCTGCTTCATACGCCACCTCCGTGAGGTAACGCAGAATGTAGCAAATCGCAGGTGCATTTCTGCATCTGTGACAAGGTTAGGAGTTCAGATTGTGGTCGCATTTAAGTCCCCTTAAATGCGCAGAAGTCACCAGAGTTGTTCAGGCTCTGGTGAAGTAATTATGGCTGGTTGATTATTGGAAATCAAACTTTGCTTGCTGTTGCGCGGATTAAAAATTGTGTCGGTCTTTGTGCGTGAATGCGTATTCGTATGTGAAGTTGAAAGCCTCGTTTTCGGTGTCGAATCGCTTGTCTGTTATATCTATCCAACGACCGCCTTTACGAAGCTTCTGAGCGACCCATTTGCCTTCGTAAGGGAAAACCACGTAAGAAACGGAGTAATTATTGCCGATATTAGGGGTTGGGTATGATTCACCTTCTGCCAGCATATAAAAATTTATACCGGCAATAATTAAGCACCCCATTACTTCTTCTCGTTCTGAGTTGCCATATCCAGATAGCGCGGATCGGATGCTTTAGGAAGGGTCAGGCTCTGATCGCGGTAGAAGCGCACTCGTTCCATGAAGTATTCACGCAGATGCTCTGGCTGCTCTCGAGCTACCTTCTCAGCGATAACCGGCATGTTAAGGCGCTCTTTGTACGCGACACCACTGGCGGCAAGGTCAACGTTAACCTTGTCCTGCTCTTCTTTTGGTTTTGCTGCGATGTTCCAGTCAGACATAAGAATCCCCTAGATGGCCTGAGGGGATTATACATCACTACGCGGATTTTCGTTCTGCTGCGGATTTAGCCATTTATCATCTTCCCGCAACGTTTGCAGTAGACGCCATGAAAAGTCTCTGGCCTGGTTTTATCTATCAACCTAATGATGACCGTGCCGCTACCTTCCATTGCTCCAAGATTTGCAGCCGGAGCGCCTCTGGTAATTGCGGGTCGATATGAATGACCAAATAAAAAACCTAAAACTCCTAGACATTTATCCATCGATATTCACCTTAGGAATGCTAAGTATCGGCCATATAGCGGAACAGAGAATAGTGTTAATAACACGATACATGACCCTCTCACTGCGACGAAGTTGCCAGTGAAAAGGCATACAACCTAATATGCCTCCGGAGTAGAAAAATAAGAGATAATCAATCACTTCACCTCCTGCGCCGTTTTGATGATTGCGGACAGACAATTCTTACAAGGAACATGCAGAGATCCCTGTTCAATGCTCAATAGCGCATGCTGAGCATCCCGAAAAAGCCATTCGAATGACCCAGGCCGATGACCGCACCATGTTTCAATCTCGTGCTTAGGGAGTTTAACTCCGTCACGATAGTCATATTTGATGATGTGCTTGCTCACGACTTAACCTCCTGCCGGGGGATATGATGCGATGAAGTTACATACACACCAGGGAGTTTGTATTGGTTTGCCAGCCAGTTATCGCATTCCATTTCGGTGATGTATTTAGGTAGATTTGTGTACTGACAATTAAAAAACCACCACTGATCTCCCATGCTTTGAGGAATGGCTAGTTCATACATGATGCCAAGTTCGCGAATTACTTCTTGCGGGTGCCTACTTTTACCGGCATAAGCAGCGCCAATACAGTCATAGCGTAAATGTTTCACGGCTTCACCTCCTGCTGCGGTGCTGCTGGCAGTGGCATCCAGTGAGTTACCTTTCCGGGAACGACATCATGACAGTCAAATGACTTCCAGCACTCTCCATCCCACCAACCTTGTCCAATATCGAAACCATTAGATGTGATTACAGTTTTCATGCCTTCAGGCATCCGCTTGCTTACCAGAACCCAACCATCCGGAATTACCGGAGAGTTGCCATCCTGAAGCATGGCGGCGCGGCTATCTTCCCATACCGTCCAAAATGCATCTTTCATCATCTCAACAAAAAACGGTGGCACCCTTTCCATTCCTGGAGTTGTTCCATCTCCAAAATGCTCTTCGAATTGCTTGCGACTATCACACTGAGATATATGCCCAGCACCAAACGCCGCAATAGCACCATCAATCACCTTCACAGCATCAGCCATTGCGTAGCCGAGACTACCAAGGTCGCTTTGTGCTGCTGCTTTGCTGAGTATTTCGCGTATCTGGTGCAGGAGATCGAGTGATACAGGACCGTGCGCCGGGTGGTTGTTAGTTGTCATGCCGTATCCCCTTCTTGATATTTACCGTACCACCAACCATCAGCATTTTTTTCCAGCTCGATGAAATATTTTTTATGTCCTGAAGGTATAACCACATCCCCAAACTTTTTAGTTACTGAGAATGTCCCTCCACTTGCACCAGACATCTTTGCACCCTTTTCATCCGAGGTTGGCATTACCCTGATCTGCCTGTTTTCCTCATCCAACTCAACGAAAATAAATCGACTGTTCGATCTGACATCAACGCCGATATAGCACTGCACAGATCCTGATTTTGAATATTTAACGGAGATTCCTGCCGTGTCACGCTTGCGGCCCCTGCCGCCAGTTATGATTGATACAAAAGCCATCTCATTCCCCCTTCACGCCAATGCCAGCGGCGCGGATTGCGTCGGCGCATTCATTTCTCATACCGGATGCGCCAGCAGCAAATCCCTCATACCACTCAGCGGTAGAGCCGAGAACTGGAAGTTTAGGAAGGCAAACTGTCCGCGCCTCCAGTTCTGCCAGACGCTTCTCTGCTGCTTCCAGCTTTTCACGCGCTTCCCGCATATCGTCACGCATAGCAAGCGCTGCTGCTTCAAGAGAATCCTTGTCGCGCTGTAGTTGGAGATTCTCATCCAGCAGCGCCAGAGCCAGCTTTCGCAGGTGGTGGTTGCTGCCTATTGCCGGGTTTGAAAGTTCTTTACGCAACTGGGCATGTTTGTTGAGTGCTGTCATTGCGCAGCCTCCTGCTCTCCGAGTTTTTTCCAGATTTCCAAGCTGTTATCAGGCATAAGCGCTTCACGAACGCATGGCTTGTAGTAATGATGGAAAGCGAACGTCAGGCCTAGTTTGGTTGCGCTCTGGTTCTTCTTGCTAAGCAGCCCGAGTTTCATGCAGATAGTCGTTGCCGTATAGCCTGAGTGATAACCAGATGCCCGCTTCATGAC